TTTGTTATAATATCATTTATTAGATAATTAACACTTCTATCTTGTTTCTTTGCAATATCTCTTAATATATTTAATTTTTCTTCTTCTATTCTTAATGAAGTAGTTTTATAAGTTTTAATTCCGTATAAATCAGGATACATGCTATCACCTCCTGTAGCAATATATTTATATATAATATATTGTTTGGTGATATATATAACTTGTAATATGTTTTATGATATTTAAATATTTGATTCGAGACTTGGTATTTAAGTGTTCTTATCCAACTATTTCCCTAAAACATATTAATTATTATAAAATTAAGTATTATCAAGTATTACATCAATCAAAAAAATCAAAAATTATATGTAATACCTTATTTATTAATTAATTTATTGCATAAAAAAAGAAGGGACATTAATCCCCATCTCATTTATATTATTCTTTATTTACTTTCTAAATGCAGCTATAAATCCACCATCATATCCTTTTTTAGATAAATCATTTATTCTTTGCTCTGCTAATTTCTTATCTTTAAATGATCCTGCTATTACTCTGTACCAAGTTACTTCATCTTTTACAAATGCATCTAAAAACACACCATCAAATCCCGATTTTTCTAATTTTGATTTTCTATCAAGTGCATTATTTTTATTATTAAAGCTTCCTGAAATAGCTCTATAGTATACTTCTTCATTAGGTACTGGTATAGGAGCAGGTACTGATATAGATATAGTTTTATTTAATACACCCTCAACTATAGCTTTAGCTATTCTCTTATAATTATATAAGTCTATATCATCCTTATCATCAACAAAGCAACATTCAACTAATAATGCTTGTGCTTTAGTTTTACTTAATACTCCTAAATTAGTTCTTATTTTCACTCCTCGATTTTTATATCCTAGCCCTTCTATTTTTGAGCAGATTCTTTTAGATGTATCATACTTAGTTCCAGATGTATTATAAACTAATACCTCTACTCCTGTACTTTTGCCATTTCCAGTCTTATCATTTGCTCCTGAGTTAAAATGAATTGATATATGTAAGTCTATATCTGAATAAGAGTTCATTTTTGATACTTGTTTATTTACTATATCTGATACACTTGTACCATTTTCAACTGTACAGTCATATACTGTATGACCTTCTTCTTTTAATAATCTTATAACTTCATTTTTAACATTTCTATTTTCTGTTGATTCCTTTATTAATCCTATAGCTCCACAAGCTACCTTATTATCTGGATTATGTCCTGCATGTACTGTATATCTCATAATTACTCTACCTCCTTGTATTTTTTATTTCCTTGTTTTAACTGTTCTAATGCATCTACTAATTGAGCTGGTACTGGAAGTCCTATAGCTACTGCATTTTCTAGTACACTAGCTCCTTCATTACCTGTATACCAAAAGCATACTAAGGTCCTAAAAATCCATCCATTACCAATCATCCTATCTATTATGACCGAAAGTATTAAGACATAAAAAATAGTTAGCTTTTTAGCTAACCCTCTAAATCCATATTCGCTACTTAGTTGTTTATTTACATAACCTCTCGTAACGCCTGTTACATAGTCTAGAGCCATGACTGTAACTAATATCATTAATGATAAGTCCCAAGCTCCAAATAACCATGTAAATATAGTCCCTAAAATTGCCAACACACTATTCATCTCCTTATTGTAGATGTTCATTTTAATATCCCTCCTTTTAATTATTTAAATATAAAAGGTTAGGATTTCTCCTAACCTTACTTTTAAAGTGTCATACTTTGTTTATATTCATATTTAACACTTTCCATATTTGTTTCAGTGTATTTTTCGGTGGTAGTAATGCTAGAATGTCCTAGTAATCTTTGTATGGTAGTTATACTAGCCCCATTTTGTAAGCCTAAAGTTGCCATAGAGTGCCTAAATAAATGAGGGAATACCGATTTATCAAATCCTGCTCTATCGGCTATTTTATTAATAATCTTTTGTATTCCTCTATTACCAACTCGAGCATATGGTTTTTTACAAGTAACAAATAATGCTTCTGAATGACCTGGACGCTCTTTTAAATAGTTTTCTATATGCACCTTAGCCTTAGTGTTAAAATATACTATTCTTTCCTTATTACCTTTTCCTATAACTTTTATGCTGTTATCTTGAAAATTTAAATCTTCTACATTTATACCTACAAGTTCGGATAATCTACATCCAGTAGCAAAGAGTAATTCTATTAATGCTCGTTCTCTAGTATCGCTACATGCTAAACGTAATCTTTCTATATCCTCTACTGTAAGTGAATTACGTAATCTTTTAGGTAATTTTACTTGAGGTAATTTTCTAGAAGGGTCTTTATCTATTATTTCTTCATCTACCATCCACTTGAAAAAACTTTGTAAATAACAGACCTTCGTGTTAGCTGTACTTGGTTTTACACCTTCGCACTCTTTAAATAAAAACATTCTTAAATCATTTAAAGTTATATCACGTACTTGCTTATGAGTATGCTCTGATAACCTTCTTAAGAAATAAAAATAATTTTGTAAAGTTAAATCAGATAAACCTTCTAGTTTTTTAGCTTGTAAATACATCGTAATCTTTTCAGGTATATCAGATATAGTTAGAGAGGTTTCATTTTTTATAACAGTATAATCTTGTAATAATTCAACTAAGATCCTCTCTACTGATTGCTGATTTTCGAAATTAATATTAATATTTTCAGCAAGTTTTATTAATATATTTCTTTTGAATTCTTCATTGTAGTTCATAAAAAATACTCCTTATATCTTTTATGATACAAAGAGTATTTATAAATTATAACTATTATAATGTTCTATACCTATCTTACAATAAAACCCTCTAATGTATTGTTTTCTAAGAAAAATAATTCTGCCTTTTTTCTTATTTCAATAGCATCTTCTATATTAGAATAAGATCCTAAATATATTCCTTTCCCAGCTCTAAATATATTTGCTATATATTTATTATTTTTTTTATTAAAAGTAATTCCTTTATATCCTGTTTTATTATTTTTATTTAGTCCTTTATTTAATGCTTGTACTTGTATTGTCGTCCATCTACAATTTTCAGGATAATAACCTTTAGTTCCATCTATTCTGTCTAGTGTTAATTCTCTGCTATATCCGTTTTCTAAAGACCAATTTAGAAATGCTTCAAAACTATTTAACCATTCTTCACATACAGTAATACCTTTTGCTCCATATCTATCATAGCTTGCATGCTTAGGATTATAACATTTTGCACTAAGACTGTTCCAAATAGTATATAAATGAAAATTTTTAACTACATTTCCATTTTGTCTTAACATTTTACATCCGCAACTTTTATTACCACGCCTATTAGGTTTATCAATTAAATGAGACTTTCTAATAGTTGTATAATTTCCACAATCACATTTACATCTGAAAGAAGTTCTAGTTTTCCCATTTTGGACTACCCCAACTATAGTTAAATATCCAAATCTATCACCTATTTTTATATCCATTAAAATCACTCCAAATATATTAATATATAATAATATACCACATATTTGGAGTTTTCATAATATAAAATAATGCGTTCTAATACTTCACAATATAAATCTTTTATGAATTTATTTATAAATTTTTACATTATATTGGTTATTTGTAGCATCTATTGAAGTTGATATGTCATTACAATTTAATAACGTAACATTAAAAGCATTAGTCAATGAAGGCGAACTAAATTCATTTGTAATATTTAAACTACCGTTAATATAAGATGAATTTATATTAACCTTTATATCTGTTAATGTATTATTACAATTACCAAACCTTACAGTTGCATTTGGATTATTTTCGTTTTTTAGAAATATGCAATCTTTTATATTTATCCTTGAACTATCTTTCATCTCCATTGTTGAATTACTGTTGTGATAAGAAAAAACATTTCCATATTTTGGGTGATGGCTTTCAAAGTAACAGTTTTCATATTCTATAAACATACTTTTGTGAAGTCCACCACCAACACATTGGTGCATAGATGCTACACTATCATCACTTGCTAGGTGAATACATTTTAAATTTTTAAATCTCTTAATAGCACCAGTAAATCTATCATCACTTCCTGTTTCATCATGTATACAATATCTACCGTTTTTACAACGAATCTCTATATTGTCTATTGTGCAAGTACCTCTTGTATTAATAGTTGAGAATATTCTACTTGCGTATTTATTAGTATTTTGTTCTAAAGGCGTATAAATAAGTCGTACTTTACCAATACCTATAATATTAGTATTAGGGGGAATCCAGTCAACTATATCATCCCAATTATTCGTATCATCTTGCGTAAAAGATTTTGCATAAAAAGACCCTCCAAGTTCATTAAAAATATCATAATCTCCTTGATGAATATAGATAGTTTTTTCTCTTTCATCATCTTTTAAAAATCTAATACATTCAGTAAAAGTTTCAAAATCTTTGCCTACCCCAATATGCCATTCTAATGGCTTATCAATATCTCTTATAACTTCATTTCCACATTCAATAAAATATTTAGGACATTCTCTACCTTCAATTAACATAACAAATTTTTGGCTATTTCTTTTATTTATATATATTGTTGTATCTGTTGTATAAGTTTCAAAAGTAAAAGACTCATTGACTGTTTGCCCCGTACCAATTGCGGTTCTTAATACAAACTCTCCTTCAACATATTTACCAAATGCTATTTGATGAGCATATTTTGAAACAGTATAAGATGTATTCGCCTTGACTTGTATTTCAATATAACTGAAATCATCATGCTCTGTTTTTACTAATTTTTTTACACCGTCAACAATTTGTTGAGATACATAATAACCTTTTATCCATTTACTGTTATCTAATAAATTTATTGATTTTTTTATTTTATTATTAATATTTTCATTTGCTTCTTTTACTTGACTTCTAATTGAAGTTCCTGCGTTTGAATGAATCGTACCATCATAACCAATTCTAACATCTATTAATTCTGCGTCACCCGTTGTAGAGCCTTCCGAAAGCGAAGTAAATGTATCTATTCTTTTTCTTTCTACTTCTAGCTCACTTTTGCTCGCCTTATGTTCCAATTGCGAATCAACTTCGTCTAATCTATCGCCTAATTTTGCATAACTTTTTCCGTTTTCTCCTACTCTAGCATCTACTATTTCTGCATTACTATTTCCAGAATTTATTATTAATTGGTCAAAAGTACCTTCTAAATGTTCTTGTCTATTAGTAGTACTTTCTACTTCTTTATTTATCGCATCTATTCCATCATGTATAGAACTTCTTACTTCTTTACCGAATAATGCACCTTTAATATTATCTAAATGTTTTTTAATATTTGCCATTCTAAGCACCTCCATTTAGTATGCTTAATATTTCATCCAATTTGTTATTTATAGTTGTTGTATCAGCCTTTAATATATTTAAATCGGCTTTTACAGTTACTATATCTAGCTCAATATTATCTAATACTGATTCAATATTATTTATATCACTTGTATTCTTATTTACTTGATTCGTTAATATAGTTATATTGCTATTTATATCTGTTAGGTCATTACTTGTACTTCCTAAGCTATTATTTATATTAGTTATTTCTTTTCCAACGTCAGTTATAATAGTATTTATATTTCCATCAACTCTATATATTTGTTCAGTTGTATATTTTTCTACTGATACGACTCTATTACTAGCTTCTTCTGCTATCTTCATAGCTTCTGCATAACCTTTTTTAGCTTGGATATTATATTTTTTAATATCCTTTTCTAAATCGCCTAAAGTAATAGTAGATGTATGAGGATTGTCTATAGATATAGTCTTTTCAACTATTCTAACAGTATCATTTATATTAAGTATCTCATGTATTAAAGGATAATAATTTCCTACTTCAAAACTATCTATATCAATACCTATAAGACTTAAATCTAGGGCAGTAACTTTATTACTAATCAATATCCTTTGATTAAGTAAATATTTTTTACCTTTTGAAAATAAATTTTTAGCATCAGTAACATCATCAAATATAACCTGACCTTGTATAACTCCAAATTTATTTATACTTTCTTCATCATCTATATATCTAACTCCATTATTTACACTTTCTATAGTTAGCCTTTCTTCTAAATCTACTTCATTACCCTCATCATCTGTAGTCTTTAACTTAGATCCTAATACAACTAATCTATTACAGTACCCACTAACATCAATATTTTGCTCAATATCTTGTAAGTTTTTAGCAAGTCTTATTTCAGTAGTACATACTTTGCCTATTTCTTTTAAATAGTCTAAATATCTAATGTCATTTTCATATCTAATTTGAAGTTCTCCACCTAGTTTATCAATTAAGTCATCATCAATATTCTTTTTAGTTGTATCATAAGCAACATATCTATACAAACTATCATTATTATCAATTACATTTACGTTTCCTACAGTAAATTGCTTATTAGAATCTGTATTAGCATTATGAACTCGTATGAGCCTTTCTAAGTATCCTCTAACAGTAATATTATGTACTTCTTCATATGACTGATAAGTGTCTAATAAATAAGCTAATTCACTTTCACAAATATAACTTTTACTAACTAGTCCACTACTTGACATACTATGAGTTGGACTCAATACCCTACCTATAAACTCATATTTATTAGTTTTAGTATTTAATACCTTTACCTGAGTACTTAAAGGATTTATAAGATTATAACCTTCATTATTCGGATAAATAGTAAAAGTGAAACTATTTATACAATTTATACCTTGCTTAATAGTTCCACTTATTCTATTTGCTTTATTATTAGTTGAAACATGATTTATAACAGTTTCAATATTATTATTTACTATTGTTACGAGATACATTAAAGCACCTCTTTTCTAAATCTAAATTCAATAGTTCCATTGCCTTTTAAAGTTAAATTATTAGTACCTGGTTTAAATTTAAATCTATAATCTTTACTTGATCCAGATTCAACTACATATTTTTTATTGTCTAAAATAATTTCAAAATTAGATGATGTTATTATAGTTGGTTCTATATCAATAATACTAGAATTATATATATTAACACTAGAACTTCCATTGACTGTAAACTTAGTGTCTTGAAGTACATCAAGTTCAAAGTTAAAACTATCCCATAGATTATTACCTTCGTAGGCTTCACCAATTTTAAATGGATATGCTGTAAAAGTAACATCTATTAAACCAAAACTATAATAATTTTCAAAGTCTATATTTATACATTCAGCCATATAATAATAACCTTTTAAATCTTCATCAATTAGCATAGTTTTTTTATTAGTTCCTAATAACCAATTTTCTATTGATATTTTTTTATAATTCATAGCTTCTTCATTATCTACTTCAACTAAAAAAGAATATGTCAATTCTCTATCAGAATATGTATTACCACCATATATATTTGAAAAATCATAACTTCCATTCATAAAAGGGACAGTTTCATAAATTTTATTTTTACTTGGTGCTTTATGTTCTTTTGAATTAAATCTTTTTAAGCCAAAGTCATTAAAGCTATGTTTTCCATTATAAACTATATTGTACATTATAAAACTAACCCCCTTTCACTAAATGATATTCTTTGTCCGTTTTCAACATCTGTATATTCTGCTATCACTCTAGCGAATTCTCTTCCATCAATATTTACTGGAACTACTATTTCTTTTTTGATACTATTTATCTTGTCTATAAATTTATCATAATTAAATGAGCTTTCTTTAGCCGATTTAGTTTTTACATCATTTGTAATTTTACTTATTGTACTAGACATACTTTCATTAGCAGCTATTACATCTGATACAGTAGTTTGCTTTGCTCTAGCATAATTAAATCTAGCTTTAGTATAATCATTATCATTACAAGCAGCTAAGTATTCTTGTTCTTCTTGTCGTGGATCTTCCACCATCCTAAACATTGAAGTAACTTTTTTAATACCACTTGTAACGCTATTTATAGCACTTGTTATTCCTCCAAGTATTCCACTTATAACACTTTGTGCTGCTTTAAATGGAGCTGTCATTATATTTGTTAAAGTACTAAATACGCTTGATATAGTAGATCTAACTAAATTAGCCCCAGTGCTTACAACTGATTTAATGCCATTCCATGCAGTTTGAATAACTGTTTTTATACTATTCCAAATAGTAGTAACGACAGATTTAACTGCATTAAATACTGTAGTAACAACAGTCTTAACCGCATTTGCCCCAGAAGTTACAACTGGTTTAATAGCATTCCATACAGTCTGTATAACTGTTTTAATACCATTCCATGCAGTAGTTGTTACAGTTTTTATAGCATTCCATGCAACAGTTATAGCTAATTTAATAACTTCGACTCCTAAATTTACTATTGATTTAATTAATTCCCATACTGATTGAATTATACCCTTAATAGAATTCCATATAGTGCTTGTAGTTGTAGATATAAAACTCCATGCACTAGATACTATATCTTTTATAAAGTTTACGGCAGGTTGAGTAACTGACTTTATACTATCCCATGCACTAGATAATGTACTTGTTATATTACTCCATATTTCCAATGTAGAAGTTTTAATATTATTCCATACTGTAGTAACAGTTTCGACTATCGAGTTCCATACTTCGCTACATTTAGCTTTTATAGTATCCCAGTTATTATATAATAGTACACCTACCGCTATTAATGCAGTTATCACACCTATAGCTATACCTATAGGACCACTTAAAGCACCTATTGCAGTACTTAAAATACCTGCCCCTGCACCACCTGCACTAAAGAAAGTTACCAAAGCACTTATAGAAGTTGATAACTTAACTATAAATATAATTACATTCCCTACTATCAATAGTAATGGACCCAGTACAGCTAAAAATCCACCTACACCAATTATTACATTTTGGATAGCTGGATTAAGATTATTAAACCAAGTAAATATATTAGTTATTCCCTCAACTAAATTTTGAAATATGGGTATAAGTCTTTGACCTATAGTTATTAAAAGCCCTTCAAAAGCAGACTTCATATTATCTATAGCACCCTGCAAGTTATTTTGCATAGTATCATACATTTCACTTGCAGCACCATCAGAATTTCTTATACCTTCCTCAAATTCTCTTATCTTAGGTACACCAGCTTCAAAAGCCATATTTACACCTTTTAAAGCTTCTGTTCCCCATATAGAAGAAAGTGCCATATCTCGCTCGGCTTGTGTCATTCCTTCAGTAGCTTTTTCGACATCTGCAAGTATGTCGGTCATATCTCTATAGTTTCCATTTGCATCAACTATTGCTACATTTGTATCACCTATAGCTATTGCTCCATCTTTGGCATTTTTCTTCATATCTCTAAACATAGCATTTAGAGTTGTCCCTGCTGAACTTCCTTTAAGTCCCTGGTCGGCAAAAGTCCCCAATAATGCAGTTGTATCTGCTAAATCATAACCCATAGCATTAGCAGAAGCACCACAATATTTTAAAGCTTCTCCTAATTGTTGAACATCTGTATTTGAATTAGCTTGTGCATATGCTAACATATCTGTCATTTTAGTAGCTTCACTAGCTTCCATACCAAACATTGACATTGTATCTGTAACAATATCAGTAGCTAAAGCTAACTCCATGCCTGCTGCACCTGCTAATTTTAATGCAGGTTCAAGTCCTTCTGCCATTTGGTTTGCATCCCAACCAGCTAAAGCCATATAAGAAAGAGCTTCGGCACTTTCAGTTGCACTATATTTAGTAGTAGAACCCATCTCTCTAGCTTTTTCTTCAAGCATCTTCAAATCATCACCAGTTGCACCACTTAAAGCAGATACCTTAGACATTCCAGCTTCAAAATCACTAGCAGTTTTTATTGCTCCTGCTCCTAAAGCTAATAAAGGTAATGATACCGCAGTAGTTATTGCACTTCCTACTGTCTTTAAAGAACTTCCTAAAGCTTCAAATCTAGTCCCTGCATTATTACTACTATTTGTAAACTCACTCAAAGTTGATTGTGCGTCTTTTAATCCTGCCTTAAATTTACTTGCATCTAAATCAAGATAACCGACCGCAGTACCAACATTTACACTCATATACTACCTCCTTTCTTTTCTTAGCTTTTCAGCTAATTGAAGGTTAATATTTCTCTTTTCTTCCTTTGTTTTCTGTTCTTCTCTCCATTTTGGCTTTTTCTCTTGCTCTAATTGACTAATTATATAGTCACAAGCTTCATCAAAGCAAAATGCAGTATATTCGTCATATATCCTAGCAATTTCAGAAGGTAGTTTTTTAAATCTTATAGATTGATTAAGTACTCTAATTATTTGCTTGCTTGTTACGAAAGTTTTCTAAGGATTTTACTCCACCTTGAGAATACATTAATATTGCCATTAATTGATTTTCTGTTAGTTCTACATTAGCTTTTTTAATATCTTTATAGCTTGGTTTAACTAAAGAAGCGTCTGCTAATACTTCCATCATTCCTACTAATTCTTTTAATGTCTTTATATCCTCTGATGCTTTTCCCATTACTTGACCCGTTTTACCGTTAAACATTTCAGTAGCAACAGATAATAAAGTATTAGGTATTTTACCGCTTGTCATTAGTTGCATCATATTAGGTTTTTTAATTTCTACTACGAAAGGAGTTCCATCTTCAAAACTTGGTAACTCAACTATTTCTGTTTGTTTTATCGCTTGTAATTGTTCTATACTTGTTATTTGCATAACTACCTCCAAAATTTCTAAAATATATAATAAAAAGGACTAAGGATACACCTTAGCCCATCAATCTCTTATTCTTCTATTTGTTCTTCTTCTACTTCTAAAGCAGGATGTTTAAAAGCAACAACACCTACTGGTAATTCACTAACTAATTCAACTGTATATAGCGAAGTATTTAAAGCTGGTCTTGATTTTATTGTGTATTCATTAGCATAATATTCTCCATCTTTAAAGTTAGGAGATATAAAAGACCCTTTACAATTAGGGAAAGTATATTTTAAATATTCACCAGTTGCTCCGTCATCCCCAACAACCTCAACATACACTATGAAATCAAAAGTTTTTGTATTTGGTATAGCCCCAACATTAGGAGCAGTATATTTTGTAAATGATCCACTACTAGTAACTGTCCCACCTTGTACATCTGCTAATAAAGCAGGAGTAAATACATTATCTTTACAAGTTATATCATGTCCTAACACCATATCTGGAACTTGTTTAGAAGCTATTAATTTATTTTTTATAGTAAGGTTTTTAGTTTCCCCTTCTTCTATTACTGGTTCGCATGATATTTCATCAGCAGTAGCAAAAGAATGAGTAGTTCCACCGCTTACTTTTATTTGTGTCATTACAACATCACATAAAGCAAATTGTTCCATTTTATGCACCTTCTTTCGTCTTAATTTTCTTGTAAGTAAATGAAGTCATATATGCCTTTTTATCATCATCGATAATAGTTGGTATAGCTTCAATAACTCTTCTTACGCCTCTTAAATATTTCATTACGCCAAGTATACTTTTCTTATAGTTTGATAGTTCCGAATACTTTCCAATAGGATAATAAATTAATAATTCGACATAATCATTAACTAAAGAGTTTCCAGCGATTTCACTTTCTCCATTTTCTTTCACAACAATATAAGGGTTTGTGCATATTCCTTTATGTTGACCAATAGAATACACATCAAACCCATTTTCTTTTAAATATTTATATATTTGTGCAAACATAATTTACACCTACTTTAATAATTTATTTAGTCCTTTTATAGCCTGAGGACTTATTATATCTATAGTTGGTTTTATAATAGCATATCTTTTCTCATTACAAAATTCTAAATAAATACCATAATGAACTCCATGTGATAATTCTACTCTAGCAACATCTCCAACCCACTTCCAAGAACTATTTAAACTTTGTTTAGCCATTCCAGTTCTATCAACCCAGGGTTTATTGCTTTTTGCATGAGTTTCCATTTTCTTAGCTACTGTGTCTGCATACAATCCAAGTGCTGCTCTAGTTTTAATTTCTCTTTCAGCTATTCCTTTTATAAGCTTACTAGCGTCAAATTTAAAACTCATATTAACACCTCTCGACTAACATATCAAAGTAAATATTTAACCTATTTTGGTTACCTAAATCTTTTATGATGTATTTAACATCATCAAGTAAGAAGTAATCATTTTCTTTTATCTTAACAGTATCTTCATCATAAATAACCATTAAAAACATCTGCTTACTTCTTTTTACTTGCCCTTTATCAGTAGTAATAGCACTAATTTGAGTATTACCTTCATGGTAAAAGCCTTTTACACTACATACAAGGTATTTTCCTCTAGGTTCTCCAAACTCATTTTTAACATCCCTATAAATATCAACATAAGTTGGGAATTTATCTATTACTTTCTGTATTTTAGGTTTTATTTTATTAGCTATCATAAAATCCTGCTCCCATTAGGTTTATATTTCTTTGCTAGTCTTAACCAGTATGCACTATTATTAGCTAAAGTAAGCCCTCCTGGAAGTGCTATACTGTCATCTTCAGCTTTTAATAATAGGCACTCATATGCAGTACTATTTATATTGCCATTATTTTTATTTAAATAATATGCTATTTCTTCATCAGTAAAAAAGGGAGAAGTTTCCTCCCTTAATATTAATTTAAGTTCTTGAATTTCTCCCATATTACACCTACTTTTTAAATTTACATAAAACAACTTTAGCCATATTAGATACTGCTACAGTATAATGTTCATCAACTGATATAGCAGTTTTTCTAGCTAAAGTATTTCTTTCTGTTTCTAATCCTAAACCTTTTTTAAGATATATAGTTAATGCAGGAGCATCATCTTCTGTTTCTACATCATTATTTAATTTTATTAAAGGACAATTGTAATATGCACTAGTTCCATCTAGCTCGACCTTTTTAGAAGGGACTATCCTTGTATTAGCTATTTTACCAACTTCTCCAGTCATTATTGTATATCCTGGGTATTTGTCAGCTGATATAAAGTTAGCATCTTTTCTTAAAGTAGTTACTTGTTTAGGATTTACAAATAATACTTTTTCTGTATTTACTTCTTCATTAAATAAGTCTAACGCATCAACTATAGTTTCATAAGAGATTTGTTTTGTAGCTCCATCATATTTTAATTGTATTGAATCATCTGTTAAAGCTGACATTGCATCATTATCTATTTTAGAAGCTATGGATTTAGCTAATTGATTATTAGCTTCTCCTACTGGATTGCCATATCCACTTAATATAGCTTCATCTGTTAATTCAACTGCTTTCATGGCTTTTTTAACTGTAACTTGAGTTGTAGATGCTGTTAATATTGTAGTTCCACAAGCTACTCCCTCTGCAACATCTTCTGCATCTCCTATGTATGAATATTGTGGTATAGTTATTGTATTCCCTGCTTGTCCTTGTAAAGTAGTATCTATCTTAGCAAATGGTGCTACTACTATTTTTTGAGGTACTTTAGCTGATATCATATCTGCCATTACTTGTGGGTTTATTAAGTTATTTAATTTAGTTGTTCCTATTGACATTTAAAATCACTCCTTTTATTTTTATTCTCCAGATAACTCTGTGTACATTTCTGGATTCTCGTTGTAAAGCTTAACTCTGTCGTTGTAACTCATTTTATTAAAATCTTCTTTAGTGATAGATACTTTCCCACCTCTACCAAAGTTTCCTATACCTCCAGTATTTGATGGAGTATTATTTAAATCAAATAAGTATGAAGCATCTTTTTGTAAAGCCTCTATTTGTTCTTGTAACCCTTCAAGTTTGCCTTCTTGATACTTTATACTATTCATATCTAATAAAGCTTTTATAGCCTTATTATTTTTAGATTTAGCATTAGTTAGTGCACCGTCTAATGCATAGTCAAACTGTATCTGATTTATTTTATTTTTATAATCAGTAATAGTTTGTTTATTTAAAGCTTGCAAGTCTTTAATCTGATTAAGTAAGTTCTCATTATCTTTATTATTTTTAGATAAGTCAGCTAGTTGTGTATCTCTGTCTTTTAACTGTACTTCTAAGTCTTTCTTAGCTTGATTAACCTGGTCAAACCTAGATTTAGGTATAAAATTACCATCATCAACCATTATTTTTTTATCACCAAGCTTTTCTGTTACTTGTGAGTATAGTTCCTCACCTAATAATTCTTTTAACATAATATCCTCCTACGTTTTTTAACGTGGTTTCGACCACTTAGATTAAGTTAGCATTTAATTCTTTTACGTCTATTAATAGCTAACCTAAAAAGACGATAAAAAAGAGAACTTATAAAAAGTCCTCTCCATAATCTTTAAACCATTTATCTAGCTTATTATTTGTATCTCCATCTATCCAAGCTTTAAGTTCTGTACCTATTTCATCTAACGACATAGATATTACTGGTACTGTAGTACATAAACCGTTCGGATGATCTAAAGGAACATCTTTAACACTAAACACTTGATTATCTCGTTCCCTGCATAATTCACAGGTTCTCCCATGAGAATTAGCACTAATCCATTTAATACCTTCTACATAAGGATTTTTTTCACAACTTCTCTTTTGTGCTTGTTGGAATGCATGATTAACTGCCGTTCTAGCTAATCTTTGAGCATTATAATCTACTTTCTTACTAGTGTTAGGATATACCTTATTCCAATCCCAATCTTTAACCGTATTAGGATTAACATACTTTTCTAAATCTTTAGCTATTTCATATGTACTTTTCTTAGCAGCAATACCTTCTGCTATAACATAGTCTATATCTTTACTAAATTTATTATTATATTCCCATATCCTTTCAGATAAGCCTTTACGGTCTTTATAAGCTTTACCAAATAGTATCTCATTCATTGCATCTTTAGGTATCTTAGAAAACATACTTGAAAAAGTATCCTTCATATTCAAGTTGTACTGATTATTAATATCCATAAAAAAATCTAGCTGTACATTATTAGCTAGTTCCGATGATTTTTCTATATTCTTTTTAATAATCTTTCCAACTTGCCTATGAATAGTTCTAATTTCTTTCTCTAGTTCCTTTTTAAGCTCTTCTAAATATCTTTCTGATAAAGTATTAGGATTAACTTTATTAAGCTTTTTAGATACCTTTAAATACATATCATCGTATATCTTTTTTATCTGTTGTTCCTGCTTTTTAGCTAATTTAAGTTTTTTATTTTGAGCTTCTTGGCATAGTTTAAGATAATCTTTAGATGCCATTATTCTTCATCCTCAAGATTAGTTTCAAATTGACTGTAGCTATCTTCTAACATCTGCTTTTCTAGTTGTATTTGTTTTAACTCTTCTTCTGCTACTTCATCAGTAGTTGTTTGCCACTTCTTGATATATGTTTTTCTACTCATAACTTGAGTATTAACTTGTTGCATATCTAAAGTCTTTTCAGTATCTTCATCTTCTTGTAATGGATATTGATTTTCTACTTCTACTTCAAATTCTTTTAATTGTGGAAGCTTCTCTATATTATAAACTTCTACCATTTCAAGTATAGCTGCTATCATCCATTCAAGAGCAGGTTTCCAAGACTTCATTTTTTCCTCACATCTAGTAATTAGTTGCCAATATAAAGCTTTCATTGTTTTTCCTGATGTCATCATGCCTACCATATCTGCATTATTTATCATAGGTATATTTAACACTTCATGCATATCTGATTTAACTCTATTTAAAGTATTTTCCATTCTTGCATCATAGCCAAAATCAGTAGCTATAGTATTAATTTGTGCTTGTTTTCCATCTGCTGTAATATCTGTAGCCACATCCCAATAAGCACCTGGTTTTAACTTAAATTTTTCACTAGCTTTAGGATCTACATCTACACCATAGATAATTCTATTCATACCTTTTCTTAATGCATCTATATCCTCACTAGCTAATTTATTATAAGCCATAGCATTATCAAGCAATTCTTCTATATCTGATTCACCTTTTAAATCACCACTAAGGCCATCATTAAGTATTACATATGCAGGAATACCAGAAAGTTTTAAATCAACATTAACTGCAAGTGTTTCTATTAACTGACCATATCCATTATAAAAGGCTTCGTTTAAGATACATTTCCCTCCAACCATTTCATACTTTTGCTTCCATATGATCTGCTTAGTTTTATCTTGTTCCTGATTCATTTGATGGAAGAATATAATCTTTTTAAGTTCATCTACTCTATCTTCAAAAGGCTCATATACAAATTCTAAACTAGGTACAAACATTATACGTATACTTTTAGTAATTGTATCTGCATGAAGCTTTATAGCTATTCTTTTACCTATAAAACAATCTCTAGCACCTTTTATAAGTTTATCTTCAAATAAGTTTTTCTTAAGCATTTTTCGTATATATTTATTAATTTCTTCTGCTTGATCCTGCAGGCTATCTTCATCAACTTTAACAGTAAATGTAGGAGCTTTACCAAATAAGAATCTAGCTTCTTCTTTTATTAATTTCTTAATATAATTAGTTTTTTTCTTAGTTGGAGTATAATCTTGTTCATCAACTATCCAGTTTTGTCCTGGACCATCATAAATATCATAAAGTTTTATTATTTCATTCATTTCCCTTATAACTTCTGAACCATACAATCCGCCTAACTCTGTTTGTATTATATTTTGCATATTACACCTCCTATCTACTGTTATAAGTTCTCTTTAAGTCTGCAACTTCATAATCATCTAATCCATACCAAATAGCACTAAAACTATGAGAGTCTATATTAAATTCGTCATATATTATGTTCCCTTTCGTATCTGTAGCATAGGTTAAGTTTTTAAGTTCTTTAACTACATCTTTACATGCATCAGAGCAATATATATTCCTAAATCTTTTAACTTTCTTTGTATTTTGAAGTCTACTTCCTGCGAACTTTTTACATTTTCTCATTCTAAAACCTTGTTGTTGATAATACTTTATAGTTTTAGGTTCTGCACAATCTGCAGTTATTAACTTATCCTTATAATCAGCTATTTCAATAGCCGTTTTATCATCTGTCATTTTATTCTTGTAATATTGATTAAATATATATAAGTCTTTATTTTCATCATCTATAGCCATACTTATCAGTGCATTGTATGAAGTTTCAAAACCAAAGTCCATACCATATCTATACCATCTACTAGATATCCTACCAACTTGTTCTTGGATCCATTCATCTGGCATAACTTGAAATTGTGGTAATACTCTTGTCCCATTTACCCCATATCTTCCAAGCCTAGCAACTCTATATAAATCAATATCATATGTTTTCATCTTTTCAAGTTCTTCTATATAGTCTTGTGGTAAATAATAATTATCATCACAAGTTGAATGATGATAATATGTATTATTTGTTATAACTACTCTTTTTTCATATAATTCATCATCATTAAGAACAATGTTGTCATTTTCTTCATCTATAAAGTAATGAGAGTATGTCCAATTAGCTTTTTCAACAGGGTTAGTTGAACAGATTATATGGTTAGTATCTGTTAAATGTCTTAAACGACCTCTTAGCTCTTTAAATGCAGCATACTTACATTCACTACATTCTTCTAGCCATACTATAGATACACCATTTATGGATTTAAGCTTAGCTGGCTTATCAAGACCTTTAAAAATTATTTGAGAACCGTTAGGGAATAATATCTTCATAGGTGAGCTTTTAAACTTTATTTCGTCTTCTAGCCCCATAGCTGTAACTATATCTTCAAATAGTGAGTAACAAGAATCTCTTATAGTGTCATAGACTTCTCTTACAACTAAGCACTTTCTTTTTTCTTGTTGGAGCTTAAGTAATATTTTAGTAGCAACATGATAACTTTTGGAACTACCATATCCTCCAACTAAAAAATAGTCTTTATAATCCCAATTAAAAATAAAATCTTCAAAATGGTCATTTACTGCAAAGCTAACTTCTTCCATTTTGTTCACTCGCCCTTACTACTTTTATAGTTATATTACTATCTTTATTATTACCACTAAGCTTTTTAACCTCGCATTTAAGCTTATCTATTCTTAGCTTCTGCTCTTCTGTTACTAAATCCCAGTTAGTATTAACCATAGTGTCATACTGCTTTATTAAGCTTCTTAGTTCTGACATCGCTCTACTTTGAGCATTTAAGAAGGTAGCTTGTCTATCCCACGCAAATTGAAATTCATACTCTAATTTTGAATCTCCATCTGATGTATATTCTTCTTTTTTAAGCTCTTTTATCATTTCCTCTTTACTCTCAACATACATAATTCGTTGAGCTCTTATTATTGCTGCATATTGAATTGTTATCTGCTCCCACAGTATGTCTAATTGATTTTTCTCAACTATATTTTCCATAAGCTCTAATGTTTCTTCTGGTAAATACTTAGAAAAGAATCCAAACTTCTCTGCATTTTTATTTTTAGGTTGTCCACCTTTAGATTTAGTTGGTTTATCATTTTTTTGCGAACGTTCACTTTCTTTTTCTGAACGTTCATTATCCCAACTGTATGTCTTTTTCCAACGCCTCACAGTTCCATCCGGGATATTTAATTTCTTTGATATTTCAACTAATTTATAGCCTTTTTTATAAAGTTCGTATGCCTCTTTTACCTTTTCATTTGGCGCTCTTGCCATACCACCACCTCATATATTCGTTTTGGAAAATAAAAAAGAACCCTATTTCTAGTATAAGGTTCTTTAATAAATTACTTCTTAGGTAATCCCTTGTATATATTTTCTATCCATTTATCAAATTTGTTAGATTTATCATATTTCATAACATCATACATTTCCGGATTAACCTCTATAAATTTTTCTTTAAAAACTTCTAAATCAAATTCTTCCATTTTACTTTCTCTTTTGACTCTTAAGAATGTTTTTGTAAAATCTTTATTTTTATATCCTATATCTTTTTTTCCTAAATATATAGGTTTCCCATTTTTCTTCACACCAAAAGCTTGCGCAGCTCTAAAAGCTTCTTCTTTTACTTTGAATACTTTATCGTGAAGAGCTAATCTAGTTATTATATCTTTCGATTGTTGACAATCATATTTTTTAACTCATTAACCGCTTCAAGCCTTTCCCTCCAATCACTTTTATTATTAGCTTTTTTTCTTAGCTCCTCTATATTTTTAGGAGTCTCATTTATAAAATTCATAATATCACCTCAATTTGATATTATTCTGCTTTTTTCTTTCTTTTCCTTCTTTTATTTTTATTGAATTAGGCATTTTTTTCATTTCCTTTTCAAATTCTAAAAGTCTTTTAGGAACTTCTGCTTGCTTAACAACTTCATCTGCATCTTTCCAAACTTTAGCCATATCTATCACCCTTATTTAAAATAAAAAAAATACTCACACA